ATAAGTCCGTTGATAAGCAATGGACATTCACAATTGAACTATTGCAAGATTGGGGAGCTACCAGCTCTCTATTCGAAGCAATGTGGGCAGATGCTGAATCAGCACCTAACACCACACTCGCAGTTTCATTCACAGCCGTAACTGGCGCAGTATTTGCTTTCAATGTATTGCCAATCTTCCCAACTGCAGGGGGCGCAGCACCAGGAGCGCTGACTGATACTTGGACGATGACAGTCGTTGGAACACCAACAGAGACCTTCAGCTAAGAGATCGGAGCATCGGGAGCTATGAAATTACCAATTATAATTGAATACAGTTCAGGCGATAAAGCAACTTATGTTGCTGGACCACCTGAGTGGGCTAAGTGGGAGAAGGCAACCAATAAGACCATCTCTGACGCAGCCAATGGCATCGGAGTCTGGGACTTAATGTTCTTGGCCTACAACGCCCATAAACGCGAATCGGCTGGCAAACCAGTCAAGTCTTTTGAGATTTGGATGGAAACAGTCGCAGACATTGAGGCAGGAGACGCAGACCCAAAAGCCACAAACGCGGAAGTTTAGGTCGGCTCTTGGTTGAGCTAGCAATAGCCACCAAGATACCGATGCAATACTGGACCGAAGCGGATGACATATTGACGGCCATAGAGATACTGGAGAAGCAAAATGACAGATAGCGCAGGGTTTGGCGCTTTCACTCAGCGCGAGCTTCGCTCTCTAGCAAAGACTTTCCAAGTGATGGGGGATGAGGCAGTTGATAAATCTAAAGCGGTTGCTTATGAAATTTCCCAAATATCAAAAAGAGAAATCGCTCAAGCTGGTTACTCTAGGACAGTCAGCGCCAAAGGCGTCAGGCGGGTTGTCGATGGTGCATCAATCTCTAGAACTTCAAAAACAGGGCGTCTATCTTATGGTTTCGCTGGTCAGCGTTTTTCAGGTGGCGGCAGCACTAAGATTCTCTGGCGGGGTCTTGAATTTGGATCAAAGAACTTTAGACAGTTCCCAGCCTTTAGCGGTCGATTCGGACGGGGCTCGAGAGGTTATTTCATATTTCCAACCCTTCGCAAAATTCAGCCTGAATTAACCTTGAAATATATTAAAGCTATGAACGATGCAGTCAAAGGATGGTCCAAGTAATGGCTGGCGATTGGCGCACTCTTAAACTCGAAGTCCTTGCCGAAACTAAAGATTTCGTCAAGGGGATGGGTGCTGCTAACAAAGAAACCCAAAGCTTCTCGGACAAGCTTGAAGACTTCGGCAAGAAAGCAGCGGTTGCCTTAGCTGCTGCTGGAGTCGCAGCCATAGCCTTTGGGAAGAAGGCAATTGAAGCTGGTGAAGGCGCAGCAACTGCCAACGCTCGTATTGCTCAAATCAATGACTCAATGGGTCTATTTGGAGACTCAACAGACACAGTAACTCAGCGCCTAATCTCATATGCTGAAGCAACAGCCAGAGCAACTGGCATTGACACTAACTCAATTAAGATTACTCAAGCCAAGCTTCTTACATTTAAGGAACTTGCTGCATCAGCTAATGAAGTCGGTGGAGAATTTGACCGAGCAACACAGGCCGCAATTGACTTAGCATCTGCGGGATTTGGATCAGCAGAGACCAACGCAGTGCAACTTGGTAAAGCGCTCCAAGACCCAATCAAAGGACTTACGGCTTTAAGTCGTTCTGGAGTTACCTTTACTGAAATCGAAAAAGAGCGGATAAAAACCTTAGTTGAATCTAATGAAGTAGGCGAAGCTCAGAGATTAATTTTAGAAGCCATCGAGACTCAAGTAGGCGGCACAGCTTTAGCCACTGCTAACGCTAGCGAGATGATGAGTGTTGGCTTTACACAATTGCAGGAGAAAATTGGTTTAGCCTTATTGCCTACTTTTGAGAAATTTGCTGATTATCTAATCGGCACAATTATCCCAAATATTGAGGCGTTTATAAATGGATTAACAGGCCAAGGCGGTTTGACTACTTCTCTAACTGAAAGCCAAGAAACAGCAGTTGAGTGGGGCAAAAAGGTCGCAGGGTTTATCAAGACAGTTATAAAGCTCAAAGACGAAATCTTATTGATGGGAGCAGTTCTTGGCGCAGTCTTTGTAGCTAACAAAATAGCAGCTGGAGTAGCAGCAATTATTACTCTGATAACTACTCTTAGGAAAGCCTTAGCAGCTTTAAGAGCCAGCGCAATGATCGCTGGCGTTGCCAAGATGTTTGCCTTAAATCCTTTACTTGGGGTAGGCGCAGTAGCGGCTGGTATAGCTGTAATGGCTGCTGCTAAGGCTGCGTTTGGCGGCGATGACATTGTGAGCGTTGGCGGGGTCGGTGGAAGTGGCAGTAATACAGTCAGTGACGAAAGTCTGCCTAGTGGCTTTGTAGCTGAAACGCCATTTAACAGAGCTAATAAACGCTCTGGCGGCGGTGACATTAAAACAGCTAGTAACCTAATTCCAACAATTTCTGGCATTTCATCATCTTCATTACAAGGTTTAGTCCCAAGCAATAATGCAATTCCATCTAGCTTTGATGTAGCAGCAGCTAGACGAGCAGAAGAAGCTGATCGTCCTATCACTATTAATGTAAATGCTCCATCGGCTATTGATGAAGAAGGATTTACTAGAGCAGTTATTCTTGCCCTTAACAACAGTGACCGCAGAAATAGCGGTGGCGGTAGCCAACTAATTATATGAGTATTTGGAATCCAGTCTATCGAGTCAAGGTTAATGGATCAACAGTCACTGGCGCAACGCTTAGCGGCCTAACTATTACTTCAGGTCGCACCGATATTTACTCTCAACCCATCGCTGGTTATTGCAATCTTACCCTTATTGAAACAGCTGAAGCAGCAGTTCCATTTGAAATCAATGATGCAGTCACAGTAGAAGTCCAAGATTCGTCCGCTGCATATGTAAGTCTTTTTGGCGGCTTTATAACTGATTTGGGAATAACTGTAAGAAATTCTGGTTCAACTGCTACGAGCCAAGAAATACGAATAGTCGCTGTAGGAGCTTTGGCTAGATTAAGTCGCGCAGTATATGTAGGGAACTTCTCTCATCAATTTGATGGAGACCGAATTCTTGAACTTCTTAGCATAGTTTTATTCGACCAATGGAATGAAGTCCCAGCTGCTGAAACTTGGAACACCTATGACCCATTAGTGCAATGGCAGGATGCAGAAAATAGCGGACTTGGAGAAATTGATACTCCAGGCGATTATGAGCTTCATTCTGAAAATAATTTGAATGACACAGTCTATAGCCTAGCCTCTCGCTTTGCCACTAGCGGCCTTGGTTATTTATATGAGGACTCTCAAGGACGAATTGGCTACGCAGACTCAACTCATAGAAGTCAATATTTAGCAGACAATGGTTATATTGATTTAGATGGCGCTCACTCAATAGGCCCGGGATTATCGATAGGTAAGCGAGCTGGAGATGTTAGAAATTCAATCACAATCTCGTATGGATCTTCTGGCAATCAAAGCGTTAGTGATGAGGATGCAGACTCAATAACTTTATATGGACAATTGGCTAACACAATATCGACAACTTTGAGAAATCAAAATGATGCTGAAGATCAAGCAGCTTTTTATTTGGAAATAAGGGCCTATCCACAATTTGCCTTGACGCAGGTAACTTTCCCAGTAGCCAGCCCAGAAATTGACAATACTGACCGAGATGCCTTATTAGAAGTTTTTATGGGTATGCCCATCAATCTAACTAACCTGCCAGCCAATATGGTTGATGGAGCCTTTCAAGGATTCGTAGAGGGCTGGACTTGGACGGCAAGTCTAAATCGCCTAGATTTGACAATGAATATATCCCCTCTAGCTTTTAGCTTGCAAGCTTTCCGATGGAACTCAGTCCCAGCGACGGAGACTTGGAATACAATCAGCCCAACTTTGGACTGGCTTAACGCTACAATAGTTGCATAAGGAGAATAAATGCCAACGACAAGTAATTTCGGATGGACAACCCCAGCCGATACCGATTTAGTTAAAGACGGAGCTGCTGCGATACGCACTCTCGGAAATGGTATTGATACCTCATTTTTGGATTTAAAAGGCGGCACTACTGGACAAAATTTACGCAAGAATTCTGATACAGATTTAGATTTTACTTTTGCAGGAGATGATACTAATACAGTAGTTGATGCAGCTGGAGATTTATTATACGGGTCTGCAGCTGATACTTTAACTCGTTTAGCAATAGGAACTACTGGTCAAGTGTTAAGAGTAAATTCTGGCGCAACCGCTCCAGAATGGTTTACGCCTGCTGGTGGCGGCAAAGTTTTACAGGTAATTCACGCATCAACTACCACCTCTACAACAATAGCCTCTACAACTTATACAGATACAACTTTAACGGCCACAATTACCCCAAGCTCTGCAACTTCTAAAATCTTAATTTTAGTATCTCAACAAGTTTTTACAGAGGCAAATTCTTATATGGCTGCTGGATGCGGTTTTCGACTAATGAGAGATGCAACCGCTGTTTATGAAGGAACAAAAAATGACAGCGGTTTAGAAAGCGGTCAGAATGTCTCAGGTAAATTATTTAATATTTTGCCGCTTAATTATTTAGATTCACCAAATACGACTTCTGCTGTAACTTATAAAACGCAAGGGGCAGTCTATTCAACTGCCAGCTCTAGAACTTCAACTTGGCAAATTAGCAATTCTCCATCAAATATTGTTTTATTAGAAATAGGTGCATAATGCAAAAAGATTATTTATTCTTAGCAATTAAAAATCTTAAGCCGAATTCTGAATTTACTTACCAAGAGCAAGATTATTCAACTATTAAATGGGATGTCTTAGAAGGCGAAGCGCCAACTCAAGCAGAGATAGATGCAGCTATTGAGCAAGTGAAAGCTGATGAGGCACAGGCTGAATTAGATAGAGCCGTTAAGAAGTCGGTAGCCGAGGCCAAGTTAGTTGCTTTAGGTTTAGACCTAGACGATTTAAAAGCACTTGGCCTATAGCGCAATCCCTCAAGATAATGCCTAAACTATGCGCTGCAGGAATTCAATTAAGAAATCAGATAGATGACGATTATCCTGATAGGGATCGTAAGTCTGATGGCTGGATTGCTGATGCTCGTCACCTCTCTAAAGGGACTTCTGACCATATACCAAGAGATGGAATCGTTAGAGCTATAGATATAGATTCTGACCTATCGGCACATAAAGAAGAAGCTTATGCGCTGGTCGAGAAGATTCGTAAGTTAGCAAAGAACGGCGATAAAAGAATTAAATACATTATCTTTGATGGCAAAATAATGAGTCCGATACTGGGTTGGAAGCGGCGTAAATATAACGGCGCTAATCCTCACCGCTCACATTTCCATATTTCATTCACAACTTTGGGAGACAAAGATGGCAGTTATTTCGAGCTCGAAGGAGAATCTAATGAAAGACCTAAAAAAAGCCGCCGAAAGCTGGGGCAAAGCATTTCTAGCAGCAGCACTAGCGACTTACCTAGCGGTGGGATTCGACCCTGCTGCCATTGCAAATGCAGCTCTAGTATCAGTCTTGCCTAGCATCATCAACTGGCTCAACCCTAACTACGAGCGTTACGGCAAAGTCCGTTAATGCCTGCGGCTGAATTGGCCACCTTAGTAGCTTCAGTCTTAGGATCAATAGCTTTACTGATTGCTGGCCTGCGATACATAATTAAATTGGAGAATATCCCCATAGTGTCGCGCCTCGATAAAATGGAGTCTCAGCTAGAATTAGCCCTAGCGAGAGGAGTCAGAAATGGCAACGCGAAAGCGCGTAAGTAAGAAGCCAGTTAAGCGGAAGCGCACTACTAAAGAAACACCGCTAACTAAGCTTGATTTCTGGGCCATTGCTGCCAATGAAGTTTATAAAGCCTGTCGCAGAGCTGGTATGGATGAAGGCACTTCGCTGGCCTTTGCTATGGATCGCAGCTCTTATCCCGATTGGATAGTCCCTGCCGATGACCCAATTAAGAAGATTGGTTGGGAAGATGGAGAAGAGGACAACTAATCTACTTTCGAGAGGTTGAGCTCTTTGAGGCTCTCAAGTCGCTTTATCCAGACTTGACGCCCTTATCAGCGACCGACCGAGCAGACGGCATTACTAGCGATTCTTATATTGAGCTCAAATGCAGAAGAACCCACTACGACACTTTGATGATTGAGAAGAAGAAGTGGGATTATCTGGCCGATATAAGGGCTAGAACGGGCGCTAAGACCCTTTATATCAATTCGACACCTAGAGGGGTCTATCAGTGGGACTTAGGGGCTGTAATCGAGCCTGAGTGGGCTCTAAAGCGCCTTCCTATAACTACCGACTTCGCCAATAAAGCGACCAATGAACGACTTGCTGGATTCTTAGATATTCGCCACGCCGAGCTGCTACTGGTCTAAATAGATTTAATCAAATACATTTAGCCCGTTAATCCATTTAGGGATTACAGAACGGGAGCAAAATGGTAAATAAAGTAGCTCTTATTCGATTTGATTCTCAGGCTGGAGCTTGGACTGATGAGACAAATTGGGTCAAGGGATCAATAATAAGACGATTCGCTAAAGAGCGGATGGGTAAGAAGCAGCTCAGAGGTCGTTTATCTAAAGCTGAAATCTCTGCATATTGGTTAGATAAATATGGGGTTGATGCAGATGT